TGCGTCATTCACGCTTCTATTAATTTTGGCCTCGAGTTCGGGTGTCATGGGTGGCTGCAAGGTGGACCCGTAATGGTCGAGTTCGAAGATACCATCCAAGCCGTCGCGGACGACGTCGTCGTTCTCAAGCGAGGTCATTCCACACGAAAACCCACCGATGTCCATGTGCGACACCTCGTCGTTCGGTAGGAGGGACATGAGCCAGGCTTTAATTTCGGAACCCACGAGGACTTTTCCATTTTTCGTCAACATCGTGGGGACTCGTGTGATTTTGTGTTTATATTCAGGCGGAATTCCACGCTGATTCACGTTGTGATAGTGCACCAATTGTTTCAGCTGAGGACGGGCCTGAATGAAATCGATCAGTTCCCGACTGTGCTGGCACTTTGGGCTGAATATCAGGAGTGACATTCTTTACAATATAGAAGAATATTTTCTATGAAAAAAATAACGCGTACTAGTAGTAATGTTTACACTGTTGTTCATCATCGCCGCAGCCGTGGCCTACTACTACTTTGTGACCAATTATGAGAAGAAGGAAAAGTACACACTCGACGACGAACGATTCGACACGTCTGCGTACGAAGAGAAAGAGGCAGTCGTGAACCACGACTTGATGGAGAAACTCGTGCTCGCGACGAACGAGGAAATCACCAGACGCACGGACGACTGCTCGTACATCATCGAAACGGTCGCGGTGAAGCGATTCGCCAGAGAAGGCGGACCGGACGTGTACAAGTGCATGTTCATGTGCGTCCGCGCCAAGGGCTTCGCCTATGGGTTCTCCGTCGTGTCCACGCTCTCCGTCCAAGGCGACAACGTCCGCGTGCTCTCCCTGCGTTCGCAGCCGATGTACGCGGAGACCCCAGAAGACATCAGCCCGTACGTGCAGGACGCGGCGGTGGAGTTTCTGGATTACGACTTGGTGAAGGCCAAGGTCGTGCCCACGTTGGGTGAGTTAGAGGAGGCGAAAGAAAAACTCCAATAAATGCAGATGATAGACGTCCATGAGATTCACAAGATAGATGTCAAACGTCAAGAGATACGTAAAGAGATTTATACAAAAATTTACGAACAGTTTGAACGTAAAATCAGACAGCAGGTCGAGATGGGTCGGGAAAAATACGTGTTTCTTCGAGTGCCCACCTACGTGATCGGCTATCCAAAGTTTGACAGACCAGCGGCAGCGCGGTACCTCGCCCGTCAGTTCACCAGAGGTGGATTCTACGTCCAACTGGTGAGTGACGTGGACCTGTACGTGTCGTGGTTCTCCAAACGAAAGGTTCGTAAGGCGACTTCCACGGAAAAGGTCGCGCTTCCAGAACTCCCAGCGGAGTTTCCCACACTGATGAATTTGAAAAAAGCTGCGAGTGCGTACAAGAAGGCTTAAAATAATTTCAGCTCATTGTATAGTATGGACAATTTGAACGTACTCGTTGAAGCGAAGAAGGAATATCTCGGTCAATTGTGCATCATCATGGTGCCAGTCATGATCGAGACTTTTGAAAACATGTACAAGGAGGCGGTCACCATGTGTAAGGGAAAGAAGGTCCTCATTCAATTTCAAAAAGTTCTCAAAGAAGTGCCCAACTGGAGTGATACGATGTCCAAGCAGCACAGTGATAACATCAGCAACAGGTGTGCGTGGTTCAGCGACCTCCTCGCCGCGGTCTTCGTGGCGTGTACGAAGATTCTCAGCAGTGTGCGTCTGAACAGCAACGGTCAAAAGATTTCTTTAAAGTTGCCCACCAATGAGGTGTTCATCCAGACGTGCTACAACAACTGCGCGAAGGATGTGTACAAGGACCCGTACGTGTACCACGAGGAACAGAGCGAATACACCAGGGACGAGGTGTTGACCAAGCGTTTCTCTGCGTGCATCGAAGCCTCTGTGAAAGAACTCATCCCTGTCCAACAAATTTTGCAGACGTACATGAGTTCGCCCGATGCAGAGAAGAACATCGACCTGGCGTACCCGGAAGACACCGAAGACCCAGAGGTGTACGAAGGGGAACCCGAACCGGAGCCGGAGCCACAGCCGGAGCCGGAGCCGGAGCCGGAGCCAGCACAACCCGAGGCTCCGGTGGAACCGACGGGTTTGGAAAACGAGTTCAAGACGATCCCTGACGTGCCCTCGGTCGATGAACCCGACGAGGACGTGCCACCGATGGTCGAGAACGAAGACGATGGCGTCCTTTTCGGTGATGCCCCTGACCGTCGACGTTAAAAAAGAAAACCTCACGGTAATATAATAATGGAAGACTACCTCCGAGACCCGTTCAGCGCCGCGCTCATTGGTGCCGCCATCACCGCGGGCTACATCCACCTCAAGGCACAACTCAACAACGAAGGTAAGCTCCAGCTCGCGCAGTACACGAAGCCGGCGGCGCTCAACGCCATCTTGATTTATTTCATCGTGTCCAACGGCATCGGTCAACGTGAGACCATTTCCATGGAACCATTTTAAATTTCGCTTAAAGATATTCCTTGTTAATACAATAGTAAAAATGGCTTCTGTTTCGGCGTTCAATGAAATGATGGCGAACTTTCTCGGTGAGCTCGGGAAAGCGTTCCCGGAGGAAAAGGGAATCAAGAAGTTCGAGACGTCATTTGACCTGCTCCGAAAGAGTAACCCCCGTAAGATTGTGGAGACGTACATGGTTGGCATCGGTCCCTACGCCGATCGCATCTCTCAGCGCGATGAAACCCTTCTCGACGAGGACGTTGGTTTTTTGAATGACCTCAACATGAAGGCTAACTGGTCGAGTGCGAGTGAGGCCACTCGCGGTGCCATCTTCCAATACTTGCAAACCCTTTACATGATTGGCGTGACCATCACGTCAATCCCAGCGGAAACGCTTTCGGCCATCGAGGGTTTGGCCAAGGACTGTGCGGACAAAATGCAGGGCGGTGGTGGTGCTGGTGGCATCGACCCGAGTGCACTCATGAATATGTTAGGTGGCATGTTGAAAAAATAAACCTCTTGTTATATTAAATGAAACCCTGGTTTGAAGATTTCAAAGAGCTCGTTCGCTCGGACAAGGTTTTAGAATTTTGGCCGACAAACAACCAGACCCCAGCCGATAGATTGAACGCCGCGTCTCGTTTTGTGATTTACGCCACGTGCATCATCTACCTGATTCGACGCGACCCGCGCATTTTCATTCTGGGTGGCACCGTGATCGGTGTCCTCTACGTGATGTACCGTTCGAACATGATTAAGGGCGGTTCCGCGCGTATCGCGAACGCGGACACCGCAGGCCTCGACGGCAACTGTCAACTTCCGACGGCGAATAACCCTATGGCCAACGCTTTACTCGCGGATGACCCAGCGCGTAATGGCGCGTGCTACTACCCCACGATGAAGGCGCACGTGAAATACTTTGGCGACGACAAGATTCAATACGACGGCGGCCGCTCGCGCTCGTCGCTTCCGGAATACCAACGACGCGCGTCAAACAGACAGTTCGTGACCATGCCCGTGACCACCATCCCAGGCGACCAGACGGCGTACGCGGAGTGGCTCTACGGCCCGAAATTCGGTCCGATGTGTAAATCTGGGGACATGGCGTCGTGCGACCCGAACGCCAGAGGAACCCAACTTGAAGCATTCAGAGGTTTATCTCTCGCCGGAGATACTCGGTAATCATTTTCTCTACTAATAGTAAAATGGCGTACCAACTTCAGCCTGGCCTTTCCATCGTTCAAAACACGGGCGCTCTCCCGGCCAAGAGAGCCACGGAGGACGTTTTCGTATACCCTCAGCCGAGTTCTTTGAACTACGCAGACGGTGGGCGCCCGAACACGATGCTCTACGGCACCGCGCCGTTGATGGCGGGTAAGGGCTCCCCGGCGCAGTACATCGACACCTCCGATGAGTTGCGTCCTCAGAGCACCTCTCGGTTCAATAAGCCGTTGGTGCTGACCTACGAAAAGAACCTCTACCCCCTGAACGACATGGCTTGCAAGCTTCCCTTGCGCACGCCTCAATTCGAGCCGGCGAGCAGTCGCGCCGACGTGCAAAACGAGTTATTCCAGCAGCGGTATAATAAAAATATTAGTAAACAATAAGAATGGCAGACCCCATTTCGATCGCAGCCGTCGCAGCGTTGGTGTACGTTGGCAAGGTCTTGAGTACCTCGAACGAGGCTTCGGCCGCGCCGGCGGTCGCCACGGCCACGGCCACGCCCCCCACACCCGTCATCGACGAAGATGATGATTTTAACTTTGGTGGTGGAAACTTGGGTTCCATCGAGTATCAAAACAAAGTGGAAGTCCCGAGTTTCGGTGAAGTATTGCCACAGAAACGCTCGTCAGGCGGTGAAATCTTGGAGATGCGAGACCGTCTCTACGACCAGGGACGCATGAACAACCTCTCCCCGGTGGAAAAGCAATTAGTCGGTCCGGGTTTGGGCGTGGGTCCTGAAGTCGCCGCCGTCGGTGGTTTCCAGCAGCTCTACCGAGTGATGCCCACGAATGTGGGTGAGTACAATCTCACGCAACTGCCCGGTCGCGTGAACCACGGTGCCGACACCATGGGTGGACGACGAGGCATCGTGGGTGATGTCGCGAAGAACCGTCCGGAACGTTCGACGGAACTCTTGGACAGGCTCCCCCCGGTGCGCGGCCGCGCTCAGGGCATGAGCGCCATCACTCCGAGACAGGAGCACGAGAAGACGAAGCGCACGACGAACAGGTCGGAGACGGGCATGCGCACGGACGGGTTGCAACACGCACCGCCGAAGAGATTCACTTCAGCCATGACCATCGCCCAGGAACCGACGCGCAACAAGAGCGACATCAGCGACGCACAGTTCAACTACATGGACAGAGTGCAACCGGGCATCCACAGTTTCCACGGCGCCTACGTGAACTCCGCGGCGGTCCAAGCGATGGGGCAGACCAGAGACAACGCCACCTTGATGAAGTACGGGTTCCGACCGGAGGACAAGCGTGGACAAAACACCCGCATGGGCAACCCAGGGCGCATGAACGTTCGAGAGAGCGCCTTGAAGCAGGGTGGGAAGCTCACGTCCGTGCGCATGGACAGCACCCGGGTCGATGGACGCACAAACCCAGCGAACGGCGCGTGGACGCAGCAGTATAAGAACGCGGACTACCACCAACTCAACCCGTACAAGGGTCAAGCCAACCCGTACGCCACGAACGAGAGTTTGAACGCCACGAAGAAGCAGTTGATGAACAACCCATTCGCGCAGAGCATTTGCTAAATAGTATATTTTTTCACATAGAAACACTCATTAAAATTATGTGCATTAATTTTAATGAAGGTCCATACCTTGGACGTAGACAGCAGTCAGCGTGACCCCACGTTGTACGCCTACGCCAATAGCTACGTCATCACACTGGAAAACCCAGTCTACGACGTGTCTAAGATTGAACTCGTGTCCGCCCGCATCCCAACGAAACAGTTCGACGTGTGTGCGACTAATGAAACCTTCAGCGTGGATGGAACAAACATCACCCTGCCCACGAGAGACTACGCGAATGTTCAGGTGCTCTCGGAAGCGTTGCAGACTGCACTGGCGCCCCCAAACTCGAACGTCGACGCCGTGACGTACTTTGACGACCACACCCTCCTTTTTTCAAATACTCTCGGGGATGGTCATTTCACGTTTGAATTTAACACGGGCACGCGAGGCTACGAGAGCAATGTGACGGACCGGACGACGCCACACGAGCTCATGGGTTTCGGATCTGCAGACGTCAGTTCCAACGCCTCCTACCAGGTGCACAGTGGACCTGCGAACTTTTCAGGTCCCAACGCCCTCTGTCTCCGACTCACCACGGGGTCTGATGATTTCACGAAACACGTGTACACGGGGACACCGTTTTACACTGGGAAGCTCCTGCTCGACGGGTCCGACGTCCTGGACTTTCGAGGCAACGATGACCCCCTGGTGTACGAGTTCCACGGCGGGGCACAAAAGGTGATGGATACCCTGAAGATTGAATTTTTTTACATGAGTCACGGAAAACTCATTCCCTATGATTTTAGAAATCAAGAACACACGTTGAAATTCAAAATCACGTGTTCCACGGACCGCCTGGAAAACTTAACGAGACACGTCGAACCGGAGGAGTTGGTACTCCCGCCACCTATAAAGGTCGATGTTTATGAAAAGACCGACCTGTATAAATGGATTCCCATTGGGGTGATTATACTTGTGGGTGTCATTCTCCTGACACTTATCGACCCACGACCGCGTAGACCGGGCCAGTCGGGCGCTCCACGCGCGGGCTGACCGAGGAGATGATGATGAACACCAAGATGCTGAGCAAGGTGGTGGCCAACGCCGTGAGGCTCAACGGCAAGATACCGTTCTTGTTGCCCTTGATGAATTGACCAATGACGGAACGGCTCACGTCCATCC